CGGCTTTCAACGGACCGGAAAAAGTGCTTGAGGACATATGTGTGTCTCCGTGTTGCAGCACTCGCTACACCGTCTCTGCAAAGTCCGCTGGGTCGGTCGGCGTAGCTAAATATCCCAGAACCTAAACCAAGTATAAATTGTTTCGAACGCTTTGTCAAGCACCCAAAAAAGAATGACCCCGCCGAAGCGGGGTCAGTTCTCATCAAATCAGAAGATTTGATTACGCGCCGGTAGAGCCGTAAACTGCACGCCAGTCGCTCCAGCCGAAACTGTAGCGCTCGCGAGCCTTGTAACGGACGTTACCAGTCTCGAAGTCACCTTCCATACCAGTCTTCATAGCTGCACGCTGGAAGTGCTTCAGGCCGTTAGGTGCATCGGTCTTAATGAACCACGCATCAACGTCGGTCAGGTAGTTATTAACTACATAACCTTCCGGAAGCATACCACGAGAACGAACGGCATTGATGTCGTTGTCTGCGGTTGCGGTACGGTTGTTGGACATCATCAGACGCTCTGCAACAAAACCCAAGCTTGACGGAATAATCAGCTTGCGGCCCTGTACATTGACCTTCAGGCCACGCTCGTCAACAAAGTTGCTGATAGCAATCAGAGCAGCTTCGAGAGAGGTTTCGTTCAGGTCAGCGTCGGTAGACGGCTTGTTAGCAACGTTACCACCAGAAGAGGTCGGGTGTGCAGTGCTGAGCAGAGCAACGCCGTCACCACCAGTGTAGCTAGCGGAGAAGCCGTTGTTCAGTACATTTGCGCCCTTAACCTGCTTGGTGTAGTTCATGGAACGAGCCAGAGACTTCGTGTAACGAGAAGACAGCTTGTCGTAGAGGTTATCTTCGATAGCTTCTTCGGTCAGAGCGAAGGCCATAGCAACAGTTTCATGATTGTAACGAGCAGTCCAGACTTCAGAAGCTGAGTCATAAGTGACGCCAGCGCCTTCACCCTTGGTCGGAGCCTGACCGAAGCCAGAGAGCATTACTTCTTCTTCGAACGCACGATCAGAATTTTCGCTGTCGAAGATATCAGAATGCTGCTGCTCATAACGGCTGTATTCGAGACCGAACAAGGCATTCAGACCCGGCTCCAGCTCTTTTACGAGTTGTGCACGATTAATAGCCATGATTTAGTCTCCTTATACGCCAGAACCAACCGGAGCTTCCGCGTATTCATGTTCTACGATCTGCACGTAAACGCGAGCGTAGTCAGAAGCCGGGTCGTTATCCGGGGAAGTAACAAAATCCAGAATGCGCAGCTGCGCAGTGCTGGTGCCAGTGGTGCTGCTGACCTGCTGAGCAGAGCGACCAGTAGAGGTGCTGCCAGAATTAGCGTCATCCATATCGGCTAGCTGACCAAGATCAGCAATACCGGAAGCGCCTTCCATCTGTGCGGTATAAACGATCGAAGGATCGTCATATACATACGCAGTTGCGTAAGAACCCTTAACAGACTGACCTGCCGGCCAATACTTGCTAAAAGTAATTTCGCCGTTATCCTTAGTGAAAGAACAACCTGCGAATACACCAATCACGGAGTCTCCTTCACCAGAAACTTCGATAGTGCCTGCAGCTACAAACTTAACGAGATCGCCACTGAAGATTGCGGTAGCGTAATCATCAGCAATGCGATACTCCTTCATACGGATAGTACCACCGGTCAAATGGTATGCCGGGGTAAATCCGTTAGGGGCATTTACATTAGCCATTGCTAGTGTCTCCTAAAAGATTCACGAATTATGAATCCTCGGAGTCGTTACGATTCAGAGGATTCCCGAACGTCGTCTGCGACTGCCGATTCGGCTTAGAAATCGGCATAGAAGCATGACTTTCCCTCATAAGATCGTTATCTACAGAATCCATCGCCCTTTCAGCTTGGTTACGGTAGTAAGCATTACGCTCTTCAGCAATCTCTTCGGGAACTTTAGCGAGGATTAACCCACCTACGCCAATGGTACCTGCATGTTTACCGTCTTCAACTGTCGGAGCCATAAATTCAGGATGATCCTCAGCACGCACCGGCTCATAACCTTCGCGCATACGTTTGGACATATTGACTTTATCATCTACGCCACCAGTCGCTTCGCGGATCCAACGATACTTGTAACCCGGAGGAGCTTCTGGAGCGTCCAACATTGAGGGCGGTGCCCAAGACTTTTTGCGTGATGTTTTATCACGAGTTTCAGCGGCTCTGTTTGTCCGATCATTTGGCATTTGGATATTCTCCTTAACGCTTGACGTACTTCGCGTACTCTTCAAGTGGCACCCCTAGGCGATTCGCAATAGCAATCTCGCTGGATGAAAGTTTAACTTTACGCGCGCTTTGTTTAGCTCCGCGGTTTGCGGAAGCCACCGTCTGCACGGGACGACTCTTTTGAAACTTATGCGGGAACGCTTCTCGCATACGTTTATCAAGCTCAGTATAATACTCGTCGCTGCTCGGGTCAATACCCTCACGTTCAACGAGATTACGATGAATACCGAAAGCTGAATAAGTCATCGCTTCGTCTTCACCAAACCAACTATTCTTCTCAGCCCACATTTCGGCCTTTGGATCAGGCTTCGGCGGCGCGGCTGGACGACGTGGCTGCTGCTGATATACAGGCTGTTGCGCTGCTTGTTCACGACGAGCGCGAACACGACGCAGGTTTTCCTGTTCAACAGCAAGACGAGCTAGCTCTTGATTAGCTTCCGCAATTGCATCTGGATCACCAGAATCAAATGCACTCTTGTAATTTGACTTGGCCTGGGCTAACTGCGTATCAATACGATTGGTGTATTCATTAAACAGCGTTTCGTCCTGACCTTTACTGTGGCGTTTTTGCTCTTCCAATTGAGCTTGCACAGCTTGCGCGTATTCAATAGCCGCCTGTTCGCGACGCTCAGCCTCGCGATATTTGTAAGTCAGCTTATCAATACGCTTCTGCACGCCATCACCATACGCCTTCAACTCGTCATCAGATTCTAAGAATTGACGAACACGAGATTCCGCGTCTGGTTTTTCCTCGGCAACAATTTCATCTGTAACTTCATCAGTGACATCGGCCGCGCTATTTTCCACTTCCTCTTCTGGAAGTTCAAGTTCAAGCTCTTCAGCTGCATTAGTAGGCATGGTTTTTCTCCATGTTAGAATTTATTCAACACGTATTCCGGGTCATCAACAACCGCAAGGATCTCGTCATCGTTCAGAAGGCGAATTTCACCACCCTCAATCGGAATACGAGCACCCGCATAACGGCCAAAAACCACCCAGTCCTTTTCCTTGCACCAAGGCCCTTCCGGGTACTTGTCAAGGTCCTTATACGCATCGGGTCCGAGTTTGAGCACAAGACCAACTACAGTAGCTAGCTGTTCTCTCTCCCGTGCAGAATCGGCAAGAATAATGCCACCTCTGGTACGCTCCTTCACCTTAAAGGGAAGAATCATGACTCGATACCCAGTAGGTTTTGGAAGTCTTTCGTAGTCTTTTTCATCAAAAGACTCTTCCACCTCTGGCTTCGGCGTGTCTGAACCAAAATTCAGAACACGATCCGGAATCTCACGACGTTCTTCAGTCGTCATCATCCAATTTCTCCATCTTTTTAAGCAGGTCTAAAATTTCGTTTTCGGTGTAGGTTAGACCCGATACCTCACCAACGAGCTTCTGATAGGTCTCCCAATTTGGACACCCACCATAAGTTAGTTTATCCGAGACTTGCTGTCTGCGATCTCGAATATTGCGGAGCAAATACTCCGTAAGCTTTATAAAATCCATTACTTGTTGTACTTACCACCTTTAGTGGCTTTACGCATACCACGGCATGTTCCACGGGAAACAACGCCGCCCTTTTTGTAGTGCTTTTTATTACAACTCATGACCGTCTCCTAGAATTGATACTGGGTTGGCATAGTGGTCGCCAACGGCTGATACTGAGTGGCCATCGGCGGTGGGGTAAACACTTGTCTCTGCAGCGGGTTATCCGCGTACTGTTTTTGCAAATCTTGATATGCAATTTCTTGAGGAGTCAAGGCAGACCGCTGGCTAATCTCCGGAGCAGAAATCACAGGCCGAATAACTGAACCAAAGAAACCCCCAAGACTACCAATTCCCTGTTGAATCGCGGGGTTAGCCTTCAACTGGTTCATACGGTTCATTATATCCGCACGCTGCCCGGACCAATCAGACGCCAACCGTGCATTTTCCAACGCTAGATTGCGATCAAATTGGCTCTTATCATAATCATATTGATTCAACTTCTGCATATAATCGGTATACGCCGGGTTATACGCATCCATCATTGGGGTTTCTGCAAATCTTACACCGGGCAAGCTAGCCACACCCTGTTCCTTTCGAATCGTTTTTGCAACCGCTTCCGGTGCTTGACGATTCCACTGCATATCAGCAGTTGGGGCAGCGTCACCCAATGCATTATACTGCTGCTGCAGACGGTCAACTTCTGCTTGGTTAGCAACCGGCTGCACAACCCGTTGTACAGAATCTGAACCGAAGAACTTACCCATCAGTAGAGCGCCTTGTCCATTTGGCCACCCGGGCCACCCATCAAACCTTCGCTCATACCTTCAGAAGATTCGTATGAGGAACATTCAGCCATACCATTGCTAGCAATAATTTGGATTTCTGGTGCCTGACAAACCATATCAGTGTTGTGCACACAATCCTGCAATTCACAGTTACATTTGGCCATTTCGACTCCTTGCAATTTCTTTCTGAAGGTCAATATATGACTTTTGACGTTTCACATCAGCATCTAGGAACGCTTCTTCGCGACCCTGCGCCACTCTCTGTTCATTCTGCAGGATCTGTGCCTGAATTTGATCCTGCTTGGTCTGCGCCGCCATCTGGGCCTTAATAAGATCTGCTTCAATCTTGGCCTGCTCAGTCTGTGCGCGTTGTTGTTCGGTTGCCTGTTTGATGGCCATTTCCTTATCGTGCATGGCAATCATCGGATCCGGTTGCTGCGGCGGCATCATCTGCTGCAAAATCTGTGCAATCACTTGAGATTCTGTTTCAGATACACGCTTTTCAATCTGCGGCTGCAACTGCTTCATGACCTCCGGCGGAATCTGTTGTCCATTAGACATTTTGCGCACTTCCGCTTCCACCTGCTCGATAGCCATCATATTGACATGACCAGCAATACCCTGCAGGATGTTGGTATAAAAATCTGGCACGCCCTGTATCATCGGATTCTGTGCAAACTGCACTAGTGACTGCACATGAATCATATGATCTTGACCCGGGAACGCTGCAATCTTCTTGTTCTGAAGAATGTCCATCAACTGCTGCGCCGGGGTCCGCGGGGCTGGCTTATCTTTCTTCTTGAGAAGTTGATCAACATCTTTGATTTCCATAGCATTATACATACGACGGAAAGCTTCGCGCAGATCATGAATCTCCGGCGCCGCCTGTGCCATTTGTAGCTGCTGCTGTGCAATCAAAATACGCTGACTGGTGCTGAAGATGTTCGGATCACTTACTGGAATTACATCCACACGGTCGTCAAAATCTTCACGCGCAATAGATGGCGAGTTATCTCCAATCGGATACGGATATTCTGGCAGTGTTTCTGAGAAAATCCTCGCCAAAAGCTTAAATTCTTTCTTCTGCGCATAATGCAGACGCTTGTGGATGGCCGACATTACTTTGGAACCACGCTCAAGGAGTGCCAACGTGGTACCAACTGGGTTCTGTTGTGACCCGGTTTCACTAATCGCCATATCCGCAATCGCTGCAAACCTGCGACCACTTTCTACAATCATACCCAGCAACTGGTACAATACTGCAGACGGTTCTTTATACGGCAGCGGCATTAGGGATTCGCGCAGGGAACCACCCGGCGCGTCCACATCACGCCATTCGCCCGGCGCAATCGGCTCTTCTTCGTTCGCTACACGCAACCCGCGTGCTTTGAAACCAGCCGGCAGATTGCTAAGCGTGCCCGCATCAATCAACTGACGCAGGATGGAAGTGGCTGACTTGGAAAGTCCGCCAATCATATGAATCAAACCAAACCCGTAGAAACCCAGGCCCGGCAGGAACTTGTAATGCACAAAATAATCGCGCTTTGCCTTCAGCTGATCCTCTTCCATCCAATTCTTGCGGATTGAGAGAATCTGCTGGGTATCTTCCACGATTGTTACAATATACGGGAGCGCCACACCGGTCGGCTCACCAGTGTCTGGGTATACATCCTCAAAACCCGGCACATCCAAATTGACATGCATCTCAAGAAGAGTATATTGATCGTTACCGTTGGTGCGCTTAATACCCTGCAGGTCGTCAATCGTCTCTTGCAGAATGTTCTGCTCTGGCTCGTGCGGCGGCTTTAGGTCCACATCCTTGTA